CGATCTCTGTGGATCTGACGAAGGCCAACGGCGGCCAGGCTGTGAACCAGAACACGATCGTGGACATCTGGGACGGCCTGCGCATGACCATCGGAAACACGGAGGCCTACCTGAGCGAAGCCATCATGCAGAAGGATTCGTACATCGTGGTCACCTGTGACGTGGCCGAGGTGGGCATGTACTACCGGCAGGGCCTCACCAACGCGCTGACGGCGCTGGAGAACAGGATCGCGGCGCTGGAGAACGCCTGACGCTGCGGGCAGGGGGTGAAAGCCCCCTGTTTTTTTCGTTTTGGGGTCTCTCATTCGGGCGGGTGATGTTGATAAGGTGGAGGCGAGAGAAACAGGCTGCGGCCTGATGGGAGGTCACGGATATGGCGATTCAGCTGGGCGGAAATGCGAAGAAGATTGCGGATGCGAAGGCTGCGGCGGACAAGAAAAAGCACGAAGAGGAAGAGAAGAAGAGCGCGAGCAGCAACACGTGGGACGGGATGAAGGCGGCAGCGCAGGAGAAGGCGGCAAGCAATGACTTTAAGCGCTGGGTGATTTCGAGCAATGCGCGCACCAGCTCCACCGACACGGCCAACAGGGCACTGGGGGCGGAACAGAGCACGAAGCCCAAGGTGACCTACACCGGGCAGAAGAAGAACGACGAGCGCATGGACGTGGGCGTGGCGAAGCAGGGCAACCAGAGCTGGAACCTGAGCATCGAGAAGAAGAAGGCCAACCCGTGGGACGAGTACATGGAAAAGAACTACGGGGCCAAGAAGAAGATCGACCAGGCTATCACCAGCCGGAGCACGCTGAAGGAGCAGGCCGACCAGACGGCCAAGGCCAACGAGCTGCGGAACCTGTACAGGAACGGGGCCGATATGCCGGAGACCGCCGGGCCTGTGGCGAAGCGTCACCTGAGCGGGGACGACCTGAAGGACATGGCGCTGAAGAACGGCGCGAGCCTGCAGCCTGGGCGCCAGACCTCCAAGGTGACCTACAGGGGAATGACCGAGGAGGAGGCCGAAAAGCGGCGCGCGGCGACGGAGCAGCACAACCGCGACGTGCAGGACGGGCTGGCGGGCCAGAACGCTGTGCGCGGCGGCGGAACGGATAACTATCTGGAACGGGCGAGCCACAACACCCAGGACGGCAGGGAGGCGGCCATCGCCATCTATGACATGCTTAACGGCGAGATGGTGACGGGCGTATCCGACGACGAGAAGGAGCGCATCGGCAGGAAGCTGGCGAACAGCGCCAGATCTGACGACAGGCTGCGCGGCCAGCTGGATGACGCCATCTGGAACCAGGCCCAGGCGCGGGAGAGGATCTATCAGGAGAACTACGGCGACCCGACAGCACGGCAGAAGCAGATGCAGGAGCAGATGCAGGCCTGGCAGCACGGGAACATCGAGCGGGTGAAGCAGGACGAGCGTCAGATCTACCAGACGAACCCGCTGTTTGCCGTGCAGACCCACAACGAGATGCTCCGGAGCCTGGACGACGAGGAACGGTACTACCAGGCCATGCAGGAGGACATGGAGCGCTATCCGGACGCCTGGGATCAGTGGGAGAAGGACATGGTGCACGACCGGCTGCTGGTGATCCGGCAGGACAAGGCGAGCCTGGGCGACGTGGCCAGAGAGTGGGATCCGGACTATGAGCGCAAGAGCGTGCCCATGGAGGGCGTGCACGATACGACCTATGCGATCATCAACGGAGCAGATCCGGAGCAGGCCTACAAGGAATACGAGGAGCAGCGCAAGAGTCCGGAGCAGGAGGCCATCTGGCAGCGGGCGGACGCGCTGCAGGAACGTCTGAACGAGCAGCGGCCCGAAGACGAGGAGAACCGTGCGGCCATGGAGGCGGAGCTGGAGGAGCTGAAGAAGCAGATCTATCCGCCCTACAACGACAGCCCGACGGCGATGCTGGACGAGGTGATCTTCTCCAGCCAGATGAGCGAGCAGGACAGGAAGACTTATAACGTGATCTACCGCGAGGAGGGCCGGGACGCGGCCAACGAGTTCCTGCAGCGGACGAAGAACAAGTGGTACGAAGGATGGACGCAGGAGGAGCTGAAGGAGCTGGACGGCTACCTGCGCAAGAGCGGCTGGAATGTGGTGGCCGAGAACCTGAAGAACGTGTTCCGGGGCATGGACGATCCGCTGACGCTGCTGCGCATGACCATGAAGAGCATGGACGGCGAGCTGATTTCCGCCTATGATCCGGCCTTTATGAACACGCGCAAAAAGGGCTACACCCAGTCCACGACGATCGAGCAGATTCAGAACAGCAACTTCAAGGTGGACGTGTTCGACGAGAACACGCCAGAAGGGAAACAGCTGAACGAGCAGTACAGCAACGGGCTGAAGAACGCGGCGGTGTTCATGTACCAGGCGGCGAGCAGTGGCGCGGATCAGTACGGCACGTTCTGGACGGACATCCTGCTGGGGCCTGGCAATCTGCTGGGCCTGGCCATCATGGGCGGACACTCCGGCATGAATGCGCTGATGGAGTCGCTGGAGAAGGGCGGCGCGTCCAGGGCGGCAGCTGCGCGCGGCGTGGTCAACTGCGTGTGTGAGATGGCCATGGAACGCCTGGGCATGGAGCGCGTGGTGGACATGTTCACCGCGGGCACGCTGAGCCGGGAGGGCGCCTTCCGGCAGCTGGCCAAGGGCATCCTCTCCGAGGCGGGCGAGGAAGTGCCTGGGGACATCATCGACCGGGAGATGGACGCCTGGTACAACAAGGACAACAGCGACCGGAGCAACCAGACCCGCGCGACGGTGGAGCAGATGCGGGCGCAGGCAGCCATGACACGGCAGCCCTTCGACGAGGCTGCGGCCATCCGGGAGGCGGAGAACCGCGTGGACTACGCCTTCGCCCAGCAGGTGGCGACGGGCGCTTTGATGGCGGGCGTGAGCGCTGGCGTGGCCATGGGCGGCAGCTACATCGTGGGCCGCGTCACCGGGAACTATCAGCAGAACAAGTACGAGAAGAACATCATCAACCGTGCCGCAGAGATCGAGCGGGAGTATCAGCAGAAGTACGGCGCGGAGACGGCGGAGGCGGTGCGGACGCTGGCGCAGGAGGAGACCACCGAGGAGGGGCGCGTGGCGGCGTTGACCACGGCGGCCAACGCGGTGCTGGCGGAGAAGCGCGGGCCGATCAATCCGGAGATCGCGGAGATCATCCTGAACAACGATCACCCGGACGGCATGAAGACTGACGAGCTGAACGACTGGCGGCAGACCTTCACCAACGTGCTGAATGATTCGCAGAGGGTGCGGGAGGCCCAGGAGATCCGGAAGCAGCGCAACCAGGGCAGGCAGCAGCGCGCCGGTGAGCGCGTGGAGGCTGAGAAGGCCCAGGCTGCGGAGCTGAACGAGGAAGAGACCAGGACGGCAGCGGAGGAGACACCCGCCCAGGAAGCGCCCACACCCAGGACGACACCCGAAGAGCGCAGGGCCGAGGCGGAGCGGCTGAACGAGCAGGAGACGGCGCGGCCTGCTGCGAAGGAGACACCCGCCCAGGAAGCGCCCACACCCAGGACGACACCTGCGGAGAGACGGGCCGAGGCGGAGCTGCTGAACCAGGAGGAGACCAGGACGGCAGCCGCGACCGGCACAACCGAGGAGACCGCGCCCACGCCAAGGACGACACCGGCGGAGCGGCGCGCGGAACTGGAGCGGCTGAACCAGGAAGAAACCAGGACGGCAGCCGCGACCGCTGAAACAGAGGAGACCGCGCCGACACCCAGGACAACGCCGGCGGAGAGACGGGCCGAAGCGGAGCAGCTGAACCAGGAAGAAACCAGGACGGCAGCAGCGACCGGCACAACCGAGGAGACCGCGCCCACACCCAGGACAACGCCGGCGGAGAGACGTGCCGAGGCGGAACAGCTGAATGAGCAGGAGACCAGGCAGGAGCCTGTGACCCAGGCGGACGTGATGGAGGCCATCCAGGAGGAGAGCGAAGAGAACGACCGCAGGACTGTGTTTGCTGCGCCTGCAACCACGGGCGCGGGCGAGGCGGTGCAGATCACGGGCATCGTGGCGACCAAGAGCAACAAGGACGGCGGCGCGAAGGTGGAGATCACCGGCGCGGACGGCACCGTGCGCACGGTCGCCATGAAGGACGTGCGCTTCGGTAGGGCGTGGCAGCAGGGGGCGTATGACATCGCGACAGACCTGCGGGACGTGGAGGCTGCGCGGGCGTTCCTCGCGGTGGCGGAGCAGGAGAGCATGCCGCTGGAGACAGTGAAGCGGGACTTTGCGCGGTACTATCAGTATGGCCGGAATCGGAACGAGAACATGCTGAGCGTGGCGGGCAAGGCCATCAGCGACGCGTCGGCGCGGGCGGCATATGAGGCGGGCGTGAAGAGCCTCACGAGCGAGGGCGAGCGGGTGAACATCCCCAAGGAAATCGACGCTGCTGTCCGCAAGGATCTGGAGAGAATCGCAAAAGAAAAGCCATGGAACCAGAAGGGCTACAGGGGCGTGCAGTTCGGCACGGATGTGAAGCGGCTGACGCCTGGGCAGGCGGTGCAGGCCTATATCCTGGACAAGATCGGCAAGCGCAACGGCACGGTGTACGTGCTGACCGACCTGAACAGCAGCAGGGACACGTCCAGAGAGGGACAGGTGGCCGGCGCCTACCAGGGCGGCAACGTGGCGCTGATCGACATCAACGCCGAGGGCGGCATCCTGCGCGCCGCGGGACATGAGACCTGGCACGAGATGGTGGAGTGGGCAAGCACCCAGGACGACGAGGGGAAGACCACGGAAGCCCTGCGCAAGGTGCAGCAGGCCGTATTTGACGCGCTTGAAAAAACCGGCTGGGATCTGGACGTCCGCGTGAAGGAGAAGAAAAACGAATACCGGGAGAAGCTGGGCCAGGAGCTGACGGACGAGGAAGCCCGCGACGAGCTGATGGCCGACGCGCTGCCGGAGATCTTCAACCAGGACGCCTCCGAGCTGATGCACACGCTGGACAATGTGGAGAACCCGGAGACGAAGAAGACGATCCTGGAGAAGCTGTGCGACATCGTGGGCCGCGTGATGGACTATTTCAAGCAGCTGGCGGGCAGGATCGCGGGGCGGAATCCGGAAGTGCGGGCCGCTCTGGAGGCTGACACCCAGGCCATGCAGAACGCCTACGACACGCTGCGAGACATGCAGGAGCAGATGGGCCAGGATGAAGGATGGAGTGAGAGAGCGGAAGGCGCGGATGAAATTCGATATGCTGCAAATGATACGGATGAATCAAAGCATCTAAAAGATCAACTTATCGAGCATCAGGACGAGATTAACGCCATGGAACCGGTGGCCAATATTACCGTCCTGCAAATTGATCCACGAACAATTGATAAAGGGAAAGGCAAGGCCGCGAGAATCAAGGATAGAGCATATGCTTTATTCAAGAAAATCGGGTATCATGTTGAACGGATGGGATTCGGCAATGTGCTGATAGAAGAAAACCAGATAGACAAGGCGCTAACTTACTTGAAAACAGACGAAGAAATTGCTGCAATGGAAGCAGTGCCGTATGTCATAAAGAGAGGAAATGAAATCTATTCCGAAGAGAAGCACAAAGGGAACAATGGTGTCGGAAGCCATACGTTTGCAGCACCTGTTGTAATAGCAGGTGTGAGGGGAAACATGGCAGTGGTTGTGCAGTCGACATCTGGAAATCGATATAAAACACATAAGATTCTGATGCCGGATGGATCCGTGTTTACTTTTGAACAAGAAAAGAAGCAGGCCGGACCGCCAAGGCGCAATTCCTCAATAATTGAGGCGCAAACCCAGGCCACGGTCACTGCTTCTGGTGGAAGTATACAGCAGAATGATACGGGACACAATGGAACAACTGGTAACGACACAAAAAATGCCCTGGTGGACATCGAACAGGAGAACAAGAACCTGCTGGCGGAGAACAAGAACGTCAAGGGCGTGCTGAAGAGGACGGCGGAGGTGCTGGGCAATGTGCGCAAGGGCCTGACGGATGCGCTCTCCGGCGGGAAGACTGCCGGGCTGCTGGCGAGGAGCCTGCGCAATAAGACCGGCACGAACGTGACCCTGAAGAACATGCGCACGAACTTTGAGAAGGTCATGACGGTACTGAAGGCTGGCGGCCAGGAGAACACCCAGCGCGCCTTCGACATGCTGACGGACATCGTGCGGGACGCGGTGTGGAAGAGCAGCTACCAGGTAGACATGGAGGAGATGGGCTACGGGCAGGACGTGAAGGAAGCCCTGAGCTATATCGAATCCGCGCTGAAGCACCTGGACGCAGATGACTGGAAGAGCCTGAAGAACCTGGTGGGCACGAACAAGGTCAACGAGGTGCGCGCCTGGGTGAAGGACAAGACCGGCATGACACTGGGCGAGTACGTGAAGGAAGGGGAGAGCACGGGAGGCCGCGGCGGCCTGGACAGCGACTACAAGGAAATGCAGAGCGCGCTGCCTGGGATCTTCACGGAGGATGTGACGAATCCGGAGGACATCCTGGAGGTGCTGCTGAACAAGGCGGAGAGCCTGAAGCCTGACACTGTGAACGACTTCCTGGAGCCGACCGCGCGCAACATGGGACACCCGGAGGGCGGCGAGGCAGCCACTCAGCGGATCACCATGGAGCTGTTCACAGAGCTGATGCGCGAGGTGAGCGATATCAACGAGGAACAGGCCGAGGCGCTGACTGAAAAGGCCCAGGAAGGCCAGAAGAACAGGGAAGACTGGGTGGATGACACTCAGAACGTGCAGGACATCGAGGAGAAGATCAACCAGGACGCGCAGGTGCTGGAAGACCTGATGAAGCTAACGAAGGACGCGGTGACCGAAGTCGCGCGGGAGAACAAGGAAAACAAAGACCTGCGCAGGAAGATGGAGGAACACGACGCCAGGTGGCGGGAGCGCTACCAGGGCCAGACCGAACGGATGGAGCGCAATGCCCAATACAACAAGCTGCGCAACGACGTCGTGCGGATGACCGACAGCCTGGAGAAGAAGCTGGATCATCCGGAGAAGGCGAAGGGCTTTGTGCCGGATGCCATGATGGACGCTGCGCGCAAGCTGGTGAACGCGATCCGGAACAGCGGCGGCTACAGCGCGAGGACGGCGCGGGAATACTCCGCGGGGGCCGAGACCGACCTGAAGGCCGCACAGCGCACGGGCCTGACGCCTGATGTGCTGCGCGAGGTGCGCAACGCCTACGAGGAGATGGGCAAGACCGACGAGGGCAGGGCCTGCTTCGACGATGACTTCCTGAACGAGATGGACGAGCTGATCAAGCTGGCCGAGGAGCGTATGGCCGACGAGAAGAGCGAGCCGGGCATGGTGGGACACAACCGCAGGCAGGCTCCGAAGCTGACCATGAAGGAGATGGAGCTGCTGCACAGCGCGGTGAGCCACGTCAATGCGGCGGTGAACAATGCCAACACGCTTTTCAACACCAAGAAGGCCGAGACGCTGAAGGAAGCCGGAGACAGGACGTTCAACGACCTGCGCAATAGGCGGACAACCTACAGGGACGCGGGCAGGAAGGGCCGCTTTGCCGGTTTCCTGGATAAGGCCAAGTATGGCATGATGAAGCCATACACGATGTTCAAAACCGTGCTGCGGCATATGGGCGTGGTGAATGAGATCTACGACCAGGTGCGCGACGGCATGGACAAGAACGTGCGGCTGATCACCCAGGCGTCCGACTTCGTGGAAGACATCATGAAGCGCTATCCAAAGATGCAGGAGAGCCTGAACAGGCTGAAGCAGCGCGGAGAGGGCAAGCGGCGCGCGGGCGCGGTGGAGGTGAAGCTGCAGAGCGGCCAGACCATCCGCGTGACCGACCAGGAGGCCATGACGATCTACGCGATCTACAAGCGCGAGCAGCGCAACTACGGCACCGACAGCCAGACCAACCACCTGTTTGCCAACGAACACCCGGAGAAGGGCGGCATCGTGCTGCAGGATCGGGAGAAGGGCACGACCAGCCTGCCCAACATGGTGACCGACACGGATATCCGGAATATCATCGCGACAATCGACAAGGATCTGCTTCCGGCCATCGACGAGATGGTGGAGTTCCTGAGCACGACCTGCTCCGAGTGGGGCAACGAGGTGAGTCAGCAGCTCTACGGCGTGAACAAGTTCGTGGAGAGCTACTACTTCCCGATGAAGGTGCTGGGATCTGCGGTGGACACGAACATGGGCGAGGGCCAGGACGCGCGCATCAAGACCGGCAGCCAGACCAAACGCCTGACCAAGTACGCGAACAACCCGCTGGAGATCCGCGCCTTCCTGGACGTGTTCGACGACCACGTGAAGAAGATGGCGGACTATTCGGCCTTCACGCTGCCGGTGGAGAACATGTCCAGAATCCTGAACTACCGAGATGAGGGCGGCGCGAGCGTGCACACGCTGATTGACACGGCCTATGGTGAAGAGGTGTACAGCTACCTGGCCAACTTCGTGCGGCGGGTGAACGGCAACAGCACCATCCAGGAAGAGGGCAACAAGTGGATCAAACGGATGATTTCACCTGCAAAGGGCGCTGCCGTCGGCGCGAACCTGAGCGTATTCCTGCAGCAGATGGGTGCTGGTGTGCGCGCCATGGGTGCGGAGAACCTGGACACAAAGCACGCGCTGCGCGGCATGACGAGCGTGATGCCCTTCGTGAACATGAAGAAGATTGTCAACTTCATGCAGAAGCACAGCGCGGTGGCGGCGGAGAAGGCCTGGGGCTATCTGGACACCCAGCAGCTGGGCGGCGTGATGGACAGGCAGGCCAAGACACTGTACAGCAGGCTGAACGACCTGGGCGGCTACCTGGCCGGGAAGGGTGACGAGTTCAACTGGGCGCAGATCTACATGGGCGTGCTGCACCAGACTTGCGAAAAATACGGCGCAGACATCCGCGACGTGATGAAAAACGACGAGAAGTACACGGAGCTGCTGGCAGACTGCGAGAAGACCTTCAAGGATGTGGTAGAGCAGACCCAGGTCTATGATGACATGCTGCAGCGTGCCCCCTTCGCCATGGAGAAGGGCCTGATGTCGAACCTGATGGCCTTTATGAACGAGCCGATCACCCAGATGAATATGTTGATGCGCCCGCTGATCGAGCTGAACGACGCCAGAAGGATGAAGGACGGCGAGGCAAAGCAGAAGGCAATGGCGGAGGCCGCGAAAGGATTGAGCCGGAGCGCGTTTGCCATCGGTGTGAGCGCTGTGCTCACGTCAGCACTGGCAGCCATTGCCCAGGGTATGCGCGACAGGGACAACGAGAAGGAAGAGGAGTACATCGACGAAAACGGGAACAAGAAGAAGCGCATCGTCGGACGCAGAACCTACTGGGACAAGGTAAAGGAGCGCTGGTCTTCTCTGCTGGTGGACAATCTGCTGAGCCTGGGCGGCATCTACTCCAACATCGTCAAGGGCGTCATCCAGGGCGAAGGCATCACCAACGACCTGGCCTTCGGCTGGGCGGAGTCCGGCGGGCGTCTGCTCAGTATGATCCCCAAGTGCTGGACGCAGGACGGCGGCTTCGACCTGAAGAACATGGAGAAGGCGGGCTACTACGCGCTGCAGACGGTTTCCAACCTGTCCGGCATTCCTTTTGCAGGCTTCTACAGAGACGTGAAGGCCGTGGCGACAACGCTGGTGGAGGAGTTCGTCACAGCGGGCACGACAGAGGGGGACGCCTGGGACATCAGCCTGAGCATGGAGCAGAGGCTGGCAGCGGCACAGAACAGCTACGTGTACAACAAGGCGGCCAAGACCGGCGAGGCGGCGAACCGGAAGGTGAACACCGAGATCTGGACGGTGCTGATGATGACCGAGTACAAGCAGCACGGCGAGAGCGCGACGTTTAACAAGATCGTGGCCGCGGCGCAGAAAGCCGGGGCTTCGGCGGGATCCTTGATGGGCAAGTTCAAGGCGGAGTTCCCGAAGATCTCGCCCCTGGTGGACAAGGCGGCGCAGGCGCTGAACCGCGGCGACTTTACGACCTACGAGAAAGCCGTGCAGGAGATGGAGACCCGCTACAAGCTGGGCACCAAGACCATCAATGCCATGGTTAACACGGCCTTCAACGCGCTGCAGGAGAAGCCTGCGACGAGCGCGAACACCAAGAGTTTTACCCAGGAGCTGCACGCCGACCAGGGAAACTATGCGACGGTGGGCGAGAACGTGGCCAAGGACGCGCTGGCGAAGGCACTGGCGAACGGCACGGAGAAGCAGATCCGGGACGCCGTCGCCCAGGCGAAGAAGCAGGGGAGGACGGACAACGAGATCCAGACCCAGGTGCGGCAGGCCTATCAGAAGGACTTCGTGGACGCCCTGGTCAGCGGTAACAAGGCGAAGGCACAGGGGATCGTGAAGAAGATCCTCGCCTCCGGCGCGTATGACGAGGCCGGGATCGCGGAGAAGACGCTGGACTGGGTGAAGAGCGAGAACAGCAGCGGCCTGTATGAATCCATCAAGCGCGGAGACAGCAGGCAGGCGGCGAAGGTTTACAGCTGGATGTGCCAGACCTACGGCAGCTCCACAATGACCAAGAGCATCGCGTCCTGGCTGCGGACGAACGCCTCCGAGTATGAGGACAACGTGCGCACCTGTCTCAAGGCCATGGGCTACGGGGCAGCGAGCATCGACAAGATCGTGAAGGACAGCTACGCCAGCAAAAAGAAGACACCGAAGACCAACAAATCCAACAAGACCAAGACCACGAAGGCCTGGGAATAAGCCTTCGGGTGCCTTCCTCCGGACGGGGGAAGGCTTTTTAAATTATTTTCAAAAAGGCCGTTTTGGGGTCTCTCATTTATCCACATGTTGTTGATAAGGTGGGTATAGAGGGAGACCTATAGAGGGAGACCTCAAACCTGTTGAAAGTACAGAGAGGAGACCAATGGATGTTTGATTTCGGACAAGGATTCTGGCGTTGTCTGTCCGCGGGAGACGGTGGGGCCTCCGGCGGAGAATCGGGCGTAACAGGGCAGGCCGCCGCTGCCGAGGGCGTAAACGAGACCGGGACATCCACTGAGGTGGAGGCCGCGGGTGGCGAGCAGGACGCCTCTGCCGCCGAGGAGAGCCAGAAGGACAGGGCCACAAGGTTCCAGGAGTTGCTGAAAGGCGAATTCAAAGATGATTTGAACGCCTGGAGCAATGAACGGGTAGAGAAAGCCGTGAAGGGTCGGCTGAAGAACGCCAAGGAAGCGCAGGACTCCATGACCAGGCTGCAGCCCGCACTGAAGGTGCTGCAGAAGGCCTACGGCACGGAGGATCTGGACGCGCTGGCGCAGGCCATTCAGAACGACGATCACTACTACGAGGACGAGGCCATGAAGCGGGGCATGGATGTGGAGACCTACAAGGCTCTGCAGCAGAAGGACGCCCAGCTGGAGGCCTACCGGGAACAGCAGGAGGCCCTGCGGGTGCAGCAGGAGCAGGCACAGCAGGTGATGCAGTGGCGGCAGGAGGAGGCCAAGCTGAAGGAGACCTATCCGGGTTTTGATCTGGATGCCGAGATAGAGCAGTCGAACGGCGAGCTGTTCGAGATGCTGCGGCGCGGGATCCCTCTGCAGCACGCCTTCCAGGTGCTGCACTTCGACGAGATTGTGGGCGGGAGCCTTGCGGAAGCCTACCAACGCGGGGCAAAGCGCACACAGGAGAGCATCCGGGCGAATGGGATGCGGCCCCAGGAGAACGGCGCGGGCGTCAACCCAGGCCAGAAGGCCAAGGTGGACGTGAACCGACTGAGCAAGGCCCAGGTGGCCGAGATCGAGCGCCGAGTGGCCAGGGGCGAGACCATCACCCCGGAGATGTTTGAGAGCATCAAGGGATAAACCCGAAGCCCTCATAATCGAAAGGAGATGTTTCCGTGTCCACTGTGACCCAGGTTTCTACCCTGACGGCCCTTGCGCCGGAGATCAAGGAATACTACTACAAGCGCCTGCTGGAGAACACCGAGCCGAAGCTGGTGTACGCCAAGTACGGCGACGACTATCCGCTGCCTGAGCACACCGGCACCAGCTTTGAATGGCGGAAGTTCACCAAGCTGCCCAAGGCCCTGACCCCCCTGACCGAGGGCGTCACCCCTGACGGCAACAACCTCAACGTGACGGTGGTCAAGGGCGCCATTCACCAGTATGGCGACTGGATCCGACTGAGCGACATCATCAAGCTGGCCGCGCTGGACGACCTGGTGATCCAGGCCACGAAGCTGCTGGGCAGCCAGGCGGGCCGCACCCGCGATACCATCATCCGCGAGGTGGTGGTGGGCGGCACCAACGTGATGTATGCGCCCCAGGCCGACGGCACCGCTGTCAACAGCCGCGCCAACCTGACCGCGACCTGCCTGATGACCCCTGAGCTGCTGATCCAGGCCGCGACCCAGCTGGACGCCCTGGACAACGACGGCGTGGACGGCGGCGAGGACTACGTGGCCATCATGCATCCGTATGTGGCCTACGACCTCATGCGCCATGCCGAGTGGAAGGACTGGCAGAAGCAGAATAACGGTGAGCGTCTGTACGACCGCGAGGTTGGCCGCGTGGGCAAGGTGCACGTCGTGACCACCAGCGAGGCGAAGATCTCCACCGGCACCGGCTGCCCGACCGGCCTGGCCGTGTTCAGCACCATGGTGATCGCGGCCCACGCCTACGGCAAGACCGAGCTGCAGGGCGCTGGCCTGGAGCACATCGTCAAGCCCCTGGGCTATGGCGAGGATCCGTTGAACCAGCGCGCTGCTGTGGGCTGGAAGTGCACCCTGGCCGCCACTCGCCTGAACGAGGAAGCCATGATCCGCATCGAGAGCTGCAGCAAGTACAGCGCGACGGCCCAGGCGAACTAAGGAATTCTGTGCGGCCTCTGCGGGATCTCAGGCCGCACTGATTCGCCCACCGCCGGGGCGGGCGCGCTCCCGTGTCTGTGAGTAGAAAGGGATGTGCCAAACAACAACCCCAGCTGCTTGCGGGTTCCGATCAACCGGGCGCGCGTCGGGAATTAACCCGGAGTGTCCTGGCGGTGGGTTTCGCGCCTGAAGGCGCGACCAAAGGGCTTTCCGATCGCCCTTTGGAAACCTTCGGGGCGATTGGGTAAGAATACTTTCACAAATACCAAGGAGGACATACAATGGCGACTGCGAAGAA